CAAGCCTTGAATGAAAAGAATTTTAGAAAGAAATTGAAGAGAATTGGATTGTTAAGTGTTTAAACGATTTGAAAACAAGTAACTATGGGATTTACAACACCGTGTTTTATACTAATGAACACATTAGAACTTCGGAAAAAGTTAGAATATCTAGGATATAAAATAGGCAATGAATACAGTATCGTCAATAAATTTTTAGCTACAGATAATGATGAAATGTTTGGGATTAAAAATCCTTATATTCCCGAAGAATGTAATGGATACATCCATTGCGGATTTAACGAAGAACTTTTCTTGGCAATAGCCGCATTGAGGGATGATACAGATGAAAATCAATGGTTCACTAATGGAGAAGAATGGGCATATCATCCAAAAACAGAATGTTGTTCACCATGTAATACTGTATATAGAACATTAGCTTTTGATTCTGTACCTAAAGATACTAATATGGGAAATTACCACAAGGCTACCGTAGAAGAGCTAATCGAACACTTTAAAGAAAAGGAGAAATGAACGATGCACCAGTGTGAATATTGTTGTTGGTATAATGATAGATGTGGGAATTGTGATTGTCCTACAGTTATGAAAAGACAAGCGTGTGAAAAAGCTAAAAATGCCAAAGAGTACAATGAAAAACCTAAAATAAAATAGTCATGACCGAAGAACTTGTAACATTAGAAACAGCGAAAATGCTGAAAGAGAAAGGGTTTAATGAGTATTGCAAAAATGTCATTAGCGATAAAGGCTTGATGATGGAAACCATATTCCGAACTAGCAAGGATTTACCTAAATCATTCTATTCTTGTCCAATGCAATCCATCGCCCAAAAATGGATACGTGAAACCAAGAACCTACATATTTCCATCATTAGAAACGCTTGTGGTTATGGCTATGATATATGCAAAGCTGACAATGGGACTCATATTATCAATGATTTATCAGATGGCCCAAATGATGGTGGGAATTGGGATGCCTACGAAGAAGCACTTGAAGCAGGATTACAGGAAGCATTAAAACTTATATGAGAATGGACCCTGTTGTAAATGATGCTTATAGGCTTAGAAAACTTTTAGAAAAAGCAACGGGACTAAAAGTATATAAGTCGGAGCTAATAGCCAACTATTTTAATGGCTATCTAAGTATAGTACAAGAGTATAAGAATGAAACCAATCCTCACATTACAGTAGCACAAGGTAGCTGGTCGATAGAAAACGGTGGGGAGTATAAAATTTCACTCTATACACCTACAATCGTTATTAAAGACAAGAAGATGTTTAATACTCATTTTGTAAAAGATGTAGCCTATAAGATAGTGGAAGCATTAAATGATGAATTTGGGGAAGATAATTGGAATACGTGCAATGAGGAGCAAAAGTGTTGGCTTCCCATGTCTCGAAATTCGTTCTATTTACAAATCCCAAATTTTGAGAAATATTAAAACTTATATAACTATGGCAAAAGTATTTATAACAAAGTATGCCTTAACAAAAGGTATTAAAGAGATAGAAGCAGATATTATTATAAGTAGATTTGAAGATGGAGAATATGTAATGGATGGTTTATGTTCTTACTTCTGTATAGGGGAAAACGCATTCACCGATAAATCCGAAGCGTTGAAAAAGGCGGAAGAAATGAGGATTAGGGAAATCGCTTCTCTTCGTAAGCAGATTGAGAAACTTGAGAAATTGTCTTTTAAAGTAGAGGAGAAACAGCAATGAAGAAGATAATGTTCAACGATAAATACAGTCTAACCCAGGCTGTATTGGATGGTCGGAAGACTATGACGAGAAGAATAATCAAATGTCCAAGAACTTTTAGGGGAGAATGGGTCGCAGGATTCAATATACACAGACGCCGTTCTGACAAAAAGATTGTTGATTGGCCTTGTATGTACGATGCTGATGAAAGAGAGTTTGATATGGGCGAGATATTGCCGAAATATGAACTTGGAGAAGTTGTTGCCATTGCGCAAAGCTATATGGATGTTGACCGATTTCATAGAAAAGGGAAAAATGCAGCTTTCTTAGAATACTTGGATTCTATATTGCCTGAACTGAAATTATATCCCGGTTGGACTAATAAAATGTTTGTCCGCGCTGACTTCATGCCCCATCATATCCGCATTACCGACATCAAGATAGAACGGTTGCAGAACATTTCCGATGAAGATTGCTTTAAGGAAGGAATTTTTAAATGGGATGCTGGACAAAAGGATATTCCTTTTTATTCATTCCATTACGCAGATATACCCGACTACAGTAATCCTTGTGACGCCTTCGCAGAACTAATAGATAAAGTCTCCGGCAAAGGTACATGGGAATCCAATCCCTATGTCTTCGTTTACGAATTTGAACTGATTGATTAAAATTTATTATGGAAACCGTAGAACTGATAATTAAAATCTCCATCACTTTATTCAATGCCATTGCATTAGGATTTATCCTAATCATGGTAAGCAGATGGCATAGACGCATGGAGGACAAGCTGGACGAGATAAGGGAATATGCCCGTAGGGTTTCAGACCGTAACGATGTTGTTTATGTGAATCAACTCCAATTGATAAAAATCAAACTGATTGAAGAGGAGCGGTACGAGGAAGCTAACGAAATCAACAAGTGTATTGAGATGGAACTCAATAAAGTGAAAAATAGGAAACATTGAATTATGAAACGTGAAATAAAATTCAGAGGAAAAAGTACTGATACGGGGAAATGGATATATGGATTTCTCTCTTTTTTCTATACTGCCGGAAGGGACGAAAACGGACTTATCCTCACAGACAAGGCGAAGATATATTCTCCGGAAGACTGCCGGTGCGATGACGTATGGGCTGAAACTGTTGGGCAGTTCACCGGCTTATGTGATAAGAACGGTGAAGAAATATACGAAGGTGATATTGTTGAATGCAACGGAGATATATGCAAGGTTATGTACAGTAATCATTATGCCGGATTTGCGCTTGATAAAAAAGGTTGGCTATATCTCCACTTCTTTGGAGAAGCATTTAGTAATAAAGATTGTCTTGTTATTGGCAACATACACGATAACATTGAGTTATTGAAATAAAACAACCATGAGTAAATACATGAATTGGGAACTCTATGATAAACCGCCTGAAGGCTTCTCCATTGACAAGCATACTGGTTCTCCTTTGACCGGATACGACTTTTACACAAACGGGAAAAGCGTCTTAAACGGAGGAGTAAGAATTCTTGTAAAAGCTATGAATGTTCATGTTAACAACATAACAGACAACCATCACCCCGTGAAAAAATCTATCCCCAATAGCAAAGAACCTAAACAAGACCCGATGATTAACCGTAATGTGCGTCAACGGGTAAATGTCTTTGCACGCGAGAGGTTTAAAGTAAAGCTGCTACAAGAAATAGAATTTGATTTAATGGTGTGTCAACTCGAAGGCTGGAGCATGGAAAGCTACGTCAATGAGCTTAAGCAATTGATTGATGATGTTTATCGGAGAATGGTTAAGACAAAGAAAAGGAATATCGAGACTACCAGTAACCCAAAACTTGAATTTAAAGATGAATGAATTATATATACCTCCACAGCGATTAAACCGCAACCCTATTAACGGGCGGTTTTTGAAAGGAAGTATCCCCCATAACAAGGGGAAGAAATGGGATGATTACATCCCTTCGCATAAAAGGGAAAGTATGATTAAAGGATTAGCTTTAGGGAGAACGGGAAACCCTAATATAGCGGGCTGCAATGCAAAGAAAGTAGTAGCTATAAAGAGCGGACGGTTACAAGGTGTTTTCCAGTCCTCTAACGATGCGGAACGAAAGACTGGCATTTGCGCCCGTAATATCAGGAATTGCTGTTCCGGAAAGCGTAAACACGCTGGCGGCTATCAATGGTTTTGGGAAAGCGATAATAGTTGGTGTGAATTAATTATAAATGAATAATATAACCATGAGTAAATTAGAGCACATCGCCACAATTGATTACTGCTACTGGAGATTAAACAAGCTCAAAGAACAGCTTTCCAAGCCTAAATCGACTATGGAGCAGTTGGTTGATAAAGCCTGCGGTTATAATGAAGTTGAAGAAGTGAAAAAGGAAGCTATAACCCTTTTGGAACAGATTGTTGAAAGCAAAAAGGCTATCGGTGCGGACTATTCAGGCGATAGTGAGTTTTTGGGTAAATTGAAAAAGAGGCTGTAAGTAAAAAGGGATGCCTGTACATCCCCACAAAACAGCATTACGCCACTTTTTTACTGTCTACCAAGAAAGAAAAGTATTTGGAATGTTTTGGGTAAATCCGCTTACCGTTCCTTATGATATATCGACAGAAAATACGAGTTTTGCCGTTTTCATCTTGCATTTGACTTTTCACACTAACACCTCCTCTCCGTTTTGCCTACCGACCTGTATCAGCAGGCTTCAAGCTGCACCCTGTAAAGTGCAACTAAAAAAGCCCAAAGCTACAGGACATTGGGCTTAAATGTCTTTTCTCAAGGAGAACGGACAAGAGGGGATGACGAATTACAGTTCGTCGGGTTGGAGATGTTAGTGCTCCAAATCAAATGCGATGCAAATATAGGTTTTAGCCTACAAGTAAGGAATTTTATTAACTATTTTAATAGTAGAATTAACACATGAGTAAACTATACAAAGCAACCCTTTTCGGCAAATCATTCATTATAGGATGGTTCAGTTATGCAGATAAATGGTATCATAAATTTAGTATAATAAAATAATGGATATAACAGAATTAAAAATCGGTGACCGGGTGAGAATAAAACTCCCGTCACCACAAGGAGAGAGACTTTCCATACCCATGCAGGTAATAGGGCTGCTTTCTAGTTTCAACAATCCAAGCCCTAAAGATACGGTATATCTTGACTTTGAAGGAAATGAGGGAGATATATGGGAAGAAGAAGTACAAAATTTAGTGTTTTCAGACAATGAAGAGAAGTCATGAGAAAAGCAGACAAAATAATCAGAGACAGACATTCCCGCATCCCGGACAAATACAAGAAGATTGACACTACGGTCAACGGGGATGTAGAAAGCCTTGCCAACAACACAAGGAAGTGGAAAGAAGGCTGTTCCCTCTACGCCTTAACAAGACCACCGTTATTTACGTCACAAAAGACAAACAAAATGAAGCATATGCAGCGAAGGCACGTAAACGGATGGGGATAGCAGAGCCGAAGAAACCTTTCGTTGACCCGCTTTCGGAAGAAAACATTACCAAGTTGTACAAGGAAGAAAATATACAGCCCCGCAGAATGGCAGAGATGCTGAAGGTAAGTGTAAGGACGATATATCTAAGATTGGCTAAGTATGGACTTACAAAAGTTAAATGCAGATAATATGAAAGAGAATAATATTTTAAACAAAGAGATTTATGCAGAGGCTATGATAGCAGCCTCTAAGGTTGATTTCCTTGAAAGCAAGGATGAGATTAAGATGTATGCCACTTCGCTGTATAACGCGATGATATGGGGTAGAAAAGTAAAATATTAAGTTTTTTATTTGGCGTTATAGAAATTAGAGGTATATTTGCAGCGTTACACATATTAAGAGGCAGGCGGTTGTCTGCTTTATGCAGGCATTTTTTATGCTTGTAAGCTAACGCTGTATATTATAGCGGTCTGCAAACCCGTGTGGAGAGTTAATAGCCTCCCAACTGCCTCTTAGGTATGTGTAACGGCGGGTTAATTGCAGACCGTCTTTTTTTTTCTGCAATGCCATAAAACGTTACAAAAATGGCAAATGAATTAAAATCAAACAAAAAGACAATGAGTTCTCTTGAAATTGCAGAACTCGCAGGTAGAAACCACAAAGATGTTATGCGTTCCATTCGTGATATGGAGCCAGCATGGGTAAAAGAAGGTGGGCGCAATTTTGCGCTGACCTCTTATGTTGACCTATGGAACAGACAGCAACCATGTTACGAATTGGATTATAGAGAATGTATGTACATAGCTTCTAAGTTTGAAGATGGGACAAGAGCGAAGCTAGTCCTCCGTTGGGATGCGTTAGAAACTGGGAAAGCTGAACCGATAATCAGTTCGGTAAAAACAGAAGTGAAACAGCCAACCATATCCGACAAGATGAAAGTTGCTACATGGCTTATAAAGACGCTTAATTTAAATGATATTTCTAAATTGATGTTGGCAAAGAGTATAGCCGACCCACTCGGATTGCCTACGCCCGACTACACCCCGTCTCACGGAATACTAAAGTCCGCAACCGATCTATTGAAAGAACGGAAAACTCAAATATCTGCACGTGAATTTAATACGGTAGCAATGGAAAAAGGTTATCTGTGCGAACTGGAAAGAAAATCATCATACGGACAAAAGAAGAAATTCAAGTCAATTACAGAGAAAGGTCTTTCCTTCGGAGAGAACCAAGTAAATCCGAAAAATCCGAAAAGTACTCAACCATTATGGTACGAAAGCAAATTTGATGAGTTATTGGGCATATTAGGGTTTCATTTCATGGGAGAAACTCTTTATGAGAACTAATAAATATAACTTATTGAAAATCTGAAAATGCGATAATAAACTATTGCAAGAAGGGGGTTACCGTTTTGGGAACCCCCACTGTAAATCAGCCTCCATAACGTTTCGGGAAGCAGGGGTGCAAACTGGAATGAAAGCAGACGGAATTCCATCTCTCAAAACTACAAAATTTTAGTTTTGCTGATTTACAACGAATTACATTTTAAATAAAAGACTAAACAAATATTCATCATGGAAAGAAATACAATACCTGCTAAAAAGCAATACGACCTTAGCGCAATAGACGAATTATTCAAAGACTACATATCTCCCGAAGAATTACGGGAAGAGCTTATTGAACTGGCTTTTGATTATGTGCAATACGTAGATGACGGGAATACAGATTTTGTCAAATCGAACATGAGCACCATATATGTATTGTGCTGTGCCCTACAAAAAGTAAAAGAATTAGAGACACCAAGCTAATACCCTCACCAAAACGGCAAGCGGTATAACCCAATGGAGAACCCGTTCAAATCGTTCTAAACGTTCCATTGGATAACCTGGAAAAGGCGGCAATAGTCCATGTAAAGGACATTGTCCGCCAATTCAAGCAATTCATCTATGTAATCCCTTTTTCGCATCACGTTCAAGTTTTCTACGTTGTTGGCGGTTTATACCATTTGCCGCGGCAAGGCTGTTCAGCGTCTCTTTCTGTTCGGGAGAAAGCATGTTATATACTTCTTCCCGTGATTTGCCTGATAAAATGGCTTGTACTATTTTCCACATAAGCTACGTCTACAATGTTCACACAAAAATTTCTTCGCTACCGGGAACATCTTCTGTCCCACATATCCGCTAAGGTACTGCGCCTCTTCCCCGTATGGGTCGATGCCGAACGCCCGTGAGATATGCCGGCATAGGTGCCCCTTTTCATGGTCGAAAGAGTTTTGAAACTCTGCCGGGGAAGAAGTAAGGGCTATAACCATTATGGTTTGCCTGTTTCGGATATTAGAGTAAGTGATACCCGTATTCAGATTGCAGGAGCGCATGTTCTTATAGGCATTCGCCAAATCCATCCCCCTGCATCCTACCCGCTGAAGGTCGGCGATGATGCGGTCGGTATAATAGCAGTCCACCGCATAATATACCCTTACTTCCCAATCATAATCCGGTATGTAAAATTCCTGTATTATCATAGGCTACATCATCTGTTCCCACATGATAGGATTGCCGGAGCCTATGCAGTCGGCATAGAACCGCGTGAAAGGCATTCCATTGTAAGCGTCCACATCATCTATGTAATCCTTAATGAACAATGCGAGATGTGCTTCGTCAGTGATAGAACTTTTGTAGTAATCCGACTTCGCCATGTTTGCCACGTAAACGCTGTCGTACCCTGCATCCTTCTCCAGGTTTATACTGTACTTTTTAAGAAGTTCCTCTACCTGTTCTTTGCTGATTGGCTCTAGCTTTTCTTCCTTACCCGTAGATTTGTTTTCCATCTTCATGCGGGAAACAGCCCATAGGCACATCTTCTTGCTAAAATGCCATCCGTACTGGCTGAGATAGTCGGCCATTGCAGGCGGTATTCTGTCGTATGTATCTAATCTTTGTTTCATATTTTCCTGATTTTAAGTGATTGGCAAAAGAGGGGAATAATCCCCTCTCCATTACATGAACTCTCCGTTGGCGCGTCTGCGTCTGCGTTCGCCCATATCATCACCGTAAGGCTGTGAACCGCGGCGTTCGCTGTAAACCGGATATTCCGGGAAGTAACCCGGCATACGGCGTTCGCCCATATCTGAGCCGCCGCTATAGCTTCCACCGCGTGAACCACCGCTGTTACGATAGCCCATTTCACCGCCCTGCATCTCATGCATGGCTTTCTCGTAACCATAACGGCAACCCTCTCTATAGGCTTCTTCCATAGGATTACCGCCTCTCATACCGAAGTCACGATCATATTCTCCGCGTCCTTCTTCCAATATTTCCCACATTCCCATATTATTTCTTTGTTTTAGATGTTTCAGCAACTCCGAGCTGTTCCATTAATTTCTGGTTTTGCGCAATGAGGTCAGCCATATTCCTGCTCATCTCCTGCATGTTCTTATCCATATTGGACATTTGCCCTTTCAATGCGGATATTTCTTGTTCCTGCTGTTGCTTGGCTGCAAATTCCGGGTTAAGCGTGGCAAGCATCTGGTCACACACCCTAAGAAAGTTCTGATGATATTCCACGCTTTTTAGAACATCCTCGCTCTTCTGTTTCATAGTAAGGACCTCGGTGTTCATCTCGTCTCTTGAACCAGTAATCAGCATCCCCGTTTTAACATCATCGGCAATATTGGCATTAGCCGGTATTTCTTGCAAATTAACATTTTGCCCGTTTATATTCACGACAAAATCAATAACTTGGACCGGCTGTGGATAAGGCATGTTGGGAACAGTCTTATATATAGTTTTTATAGGGCTTGCATTAACGACCTGCCCACATTCCAAACTTGGATTTGCCCCTCTGTGAAGAAGAAATAATGTACTGTTAACTCGTAGATTTTGAAACATATTGGTTTGATTTTAAAGGGGTGTGGCTATTCCCATTTTGGAAACAACCACAAAGCCCCATGTTAACTACTTGCTCTTTTGAGCGGTTGCTTCTGCTGTCGGAGTCGGTGTCGATGCGGTTGTCGGACGATACCCACCGTTAACAAGGAACAGTTCGTTGGTGTACTTGTTATAGTGGATTTCGTAGATACCCGTTCCGGCAAGGTTGCCGACAGTCACCGGCTCATTGTTGTAAGCCAGCAACGGTCTTGTATCCCCGTTAGTCCCTATCAGTATCGGAAGTGTAGCAGTCGTGCCGGCTGGTATTGCCTGGCGGAGACTGACATAGAAACCTCCTACATAGCTTCTGTTACGGAACGCATGGTTAGGAAGTTCCAAAGTCACGTTCTCCGTGCCGACTGTTACGGCTACCGTAGGAAGGGTATTGAAATTAGCCCTTCCAATAGTAGGGAACAAGAAAGGAAATCCTGTAAAAAAGTTAGGCCACATAATTACCCCCTTTCTTACCGGAATTAACCCCAGTAGTTGTTACAACCACAACCGCCACGTCCATACATTGCATCACCGGCGTAAGCACCGAAAGCCGCAGCACGGAAACAATCTGTGTTGATGGCTTGAATATTAGGGTAAACAACCGGAACGGTGTTAGGCATCTTGCATTTTATTCCATCGACATCGGACTGCAATGCCTGCAAGCCTGCTGCCAAAGGAGCAATCTGTTGTCCTACTGAATTCAGGATAGTAGCATTCTGGTTACGTTGGGAGATTTCAGCAGTCAAAGTGGCTTTTTCTGCTGTAAGAGCCGCAATCTTGTCCTGCAATGCCTGGTTCTGCATAGCGTCCAGCTTCGCAAGGATAGCATTGGTATTGGCGGTCGCACCGTCACGCAATGAAAGGGCATTCTGATTGGCTGTGTTGACAAGCGCGTTGGTCTGATTGCACATCGCAAGCTGGTTCTCATAGCCCATTGTGGTAATGGCGTTCTGAGTCTTGCAGCAGCAATCTGCAATCTGAGTAAGAACAGCCTGATTTCCGGACTGGAATGCGTTGATGATTTGCTGGCTTGACATGCCCACCTGATTGCCCACATTGGCGATAAGCCCCTGGATGTTGCACAGGGCGCTCTGTAACTGTTGGGTAGAGCAGTTCAAAGAAGAAGCAAGCTGGTTGATGGCATTGCCATTGCCCTGAATGGCTGACATCAGGTATTCACGACCGACATCACCGTTAAGCTCGGCAGGCAGACCTCCACCACTGCCAAAGCGGTTGCCAAAGCCGTTGCCGCCCCAACAGAACCACAAAAGGATAATCCAGATGAACCACCACGAGCCGCCCCATTGGTCTTGGCTGCCACGTCCCTGGTTCAGTAAAGCGAGAAGTCCGGGGTCTACACCCTTGCTTCCCATCAAGTTGGGCAACATAGCCATGATGTCGAATTTGCTTCCGCCACCATTTCCGTTGTTCCCGTCTTGGTTGAAGACATACGTTCTTTCCATAGAGATTTATATTTTGTATTACGGTCAAAATCAACCGCATCACAAAAGTATAAATACGCAATCTGCCATGAAATCAGTTGTTTCCCAACGCTTTCCTAATGTTTTCCCAATATATTCTCAACATTTTCCCGCCTTCCATACGTTCCTGGAAATTGGAAATCATGTAGTTTATCGCGCGTTTGGTTTTGTGGATTTTAGGAGCTATCTGCGAAGGGTACATTCCCCTTTCGACAAGCAACTGTACAAGCAAATAGCGGGCGTCTACGGTTTCCGTATCCTTATCCGAAGATAGTATTCGGCTGGCGGGTATTTCGGTCTCCTGCGCCACGAGATTGATTGTTTCGGCAAAGATTTCTGACTTACACATAGTTTTTCTGAATTTTATATTTATCTTTGCCCTGCCACATAAAATATTTGATTATATACGAACAAAGCATAAGATACCGTGTTGAAGATATTAAAGCCTCCAACGTGCGGTGTCTTATGCTTTTTTCAAATTTTTATGTGGCAATAATTATTTGAACGTTGGGGGCTTTCTTTTTACTCTAAGCCCCAAAAGAGTGTCAGCTACAAGCCAACTTCTACATCGTTAATTTCTTTCTTACCATACAAATAGATTATAACTTATTCCTGCGCCTACGTACATGCCGCCTGGATACCCATACCCAGCCTGCAACCCTAATCCCCAACGCTTCTTCTTCGGTTTGATGGGTACCGGATGATAGACGTCATTTGTCACCGTCTGATAAACCGTTCTCGGATACACAGTCATACTATCCAGCCGAGGGTCTACATATCCACTCACCACCGCACGATACAGGCTATCTTCATACACAACCCGTTTGCGATGAAGCAAGGTATCACCTATACGTACTGTGTCATTCGGCAATATCTGCCAAAAGACCGCTATCGGTGCGGAGATAAGAACCGTATCAGTCTTAACAACCGTCTGTATCTTCGTCTCGGTACGGATTTCTGCCGGCAAAGGCTCGTGCGGACAGAACCAAACCGCCACACAAGCGATTGCCAGCAATACAACTAATAGCCAGGGTAGTTTTTTCATAACCTCAACAAATAATGATTTACAACCATACCCGCACATATTGCGACAGCTCCACACAGCAAGTCTATTTTGTTCCACTTGCCGTTATAGTAGTGGCAACGGTCGCTGTTCTCCTTGATAAAGAGCATCAGCAGTGCAGTGCTGCCACCGAATACTATGGCGGTGGATAGATAGACCACTGCACCTAAGATGTTATTTCTCATAACAATTAGTGTATATTTATGATATTAATTTCATCCCGGACCGTGAAGTGCCGGGATGAATACTGTTCAGGATATTCCTCAATCGTTTTTACTCTTCGTCAGAAACGGATTGAATGGGACTGCAACTTGTGGATAGGCTATAAATCCAATGATGTTGTTTCTCATTCTTTTACATTATTGAATTGCACAACAGTCGCATTAGCGAATGCATTATCTTCCTTATGGCTGTTATTCGTGAATAGAACATTGCATTTCGTAACATCAGAATCGAAAGAGAATCTATAGTTAAAACGGTTACCCGTTATTGTAAATTTACAATTTGCATTATCAACAAAATGCCAACTGACATCGGATACATTTTCTTTGCCATTTTTAAAAATACAATTCTTTATAATAATATCCATGTGTAAATTACTGCCACAGCCTAAAGGCTTGGAAAGATATTGTGTATGCTCGCCTTTAATATATTCTACAATCAAATTGTCATACACGTGTTTATAATAAGAATCTGCACCTGAACCTTCATCGTGAATAGCATAAATATTATCATATTGAATAAGATGTCCATCATGTAACTCATAGTTAGAATTGAAACCAATTCTTTGAGTCCCGAATAAAGATTGGTTACCATATACTATTTCAGAAGCACTATCACATTTAGAAATAAGAGTAGAATTATTGAAAAAATATCTACAATTACCACCGATTGGTAATTCGACAGCAGTTCTAAAATCATATTTAGTGTTCATCAAATCAAATATCTTTATAAAAGTATATTCACCAGTTTCAAAATAGACATCACAATCCTGAGTAATATAAGCGGAAGCTAATTTAAGAAAAATCTCTTCCTCACTATCACTAAGATTGATATTGACAACAGGTCGAGTTCCTTTCTTTTTAAGAATAGTGGACTGACATAGTTTCAAATTATAATTATTCTTAGCAGAAGCAAAGAATTTATCAGTAATTACACTGTCTCTATAATATGTAAATGCAACTAATTCGGCGTTTTCAGGAAAATTTTCTTTAAGAACCGGATTGTTATTATAAAAATTAAGCGTAGAAATGTATTTACCGTCTTTATCAAAGAAAACAACGTCAGCATTTCCATTTGTATTTGTATAAATATTATTATTTCTATCAAGAGGAACAATAGATGTACAATTTCTTGCTAGTATATTATCATGTACAATTACACCATTTAGCCAAACTTTATTTTCGTAAGTGTCAAACAATAAATTGTAATCTGTGATTTCTATATCATTTTCAACCATAGCAAACACAGTTTTGTTTAGCCATCTACCGACTTCGGTAAATGTTCCGCCCTGGAACTCCCACGTTTCTACTTTTCCATCCGAATTGATGAACGATACCTTCAGCCCGATGTTTCTAAGTTCCTGCGGAACTTGGGCAATAGCGCCTTCCAGACTGTACTTGTTACTCTCGTCAATTCCCGAAGTAGGATGCTGGACGGAAACATTATACTCGGTGATGTAGTTCATATAGTCAGTGCTGCCACCAGTGCCACCACCAGTGCCGATGTATTTCTTCAATGTAGCGGTACTCATTGAGCCGTTGCTACTACCTTGCTGAAAAGGTATCAGCTCGTTTCCTGTTAAGCTCTCCTTTTGAGGGAGTTGTCCTATTTGTAATCCTTCTGCCATATCTTTTTATTTTTTATCATTTTATTTTTTGTTATCTGCAAGTAATATCGGCTCTTCGTTAGCCAACAATAACGGAGTGCCATCCGATAATAATAAATACCTTCCATCAGGGGATGGGTTTGGTCCCGGTTTATTATCCTTGATATATGAATACCCTATAGTAAGTATACCGATAGTAGGAATGCCGATTGTCGGGATGCTGATGTTGGGGATAGTGATTGGGTTCATAGGCTATCCCTCTTTAATCATTTTGGCTTCCAATACTTCGGTAGCGCTCTTGATTGTGATTTCCACGCCCGCCACTATTCCGGCGACACGGAATATAGAGTCGGAGGCATCGTTGTTGTCACGCGCGTTAGGATACAATGTCACGGGCTTCATGCCCTCGATATTGGCAAATACAGTCACCATTCCGCCCTTGTTCTTTATCTGTATGGTAACGGGATTACCGTCACTGACAAACGTTGCGTAATACGCTGTTTTGCCTTCTTCTTTTTGAAATGATAAAACTTCTGCTGCCATGATGTTTACTTTTTAGAGTTATTCAAATAGTTCACAATCCCCTGCACATGCAAGTCCACTATTGCCCGTTTGCCCTCTTCCGATAATAGGAAATCAACATCTTCCTTATTGTCTTGGAATAGGTTCTCTGTAAGGACTGCCGGGCACTTCGTGTGCTTCAAGATGTAGAACCCGCTTTCCTTATCAGGGTCGCCATCCGTCATATCCTTGCGTATCTTCATACCCGGCAAAAGTCGTTCGGCTGCCACATATAAGCTATCAGCTAATTTATCGGCTTTCGTCTGACCTGTCGAAGTCCACGCTTCCCAACCACGTGCCTGCATCCATTCAGAGCCGCTTCCCGCTGCATTACAGTGGATAGATACGAGGATTGTGTCACTTGCCTTGTATTCGTTCGCCCTACGGCAACGCTCCGATAAGGGAACGTCTATTTCCTCTTTGACGATACGTTCTGCGTCAACACCTTGTTTGCGCAATTCGGCTTCCAAACGTATGGCAATCTCACGGGCATACGCATACTCTTTCAATCTTCCGTCCGGTGAACACTTGCCCGGAGTGTTACTTCCGTGTCCGTTGTCAATCAATACTTTCATTCTGCGCGTCCTCCTTGAAATATTTGTCATAAACTAAACGAGCCACCCATCCGGCAACAACACCGACACCGAATGATACAACAGTAGTCAGGTTCACCCAAAACGGTGTGTAGTGCATGTACAGCATAACTCCCACGATGATAGCGATAACAATCGCTGCGATAATCAGTTTCTTTTTCATTTTGTTACTCCTTATCTTTAGTTATTATTTCACTCATATCTTCTTTCTCGACATCGAGCACTTTCTTTCCGAACAATCCCAACGCTTTCAGTAAGTTGAAATTATATCCCTTTGGCTTCAAGATATTGCTTATGATAGAGCAGAACTCTATGAAGCAGACAAACAAGCATGAATACACATCAATATTCCATTTATTGCCGGAAGCAATGTTTATCATCACCACCATACAGACAAAAGCAAAGTATGTCACCATTTTACCCATAGTACGGCGCACGGCACTTGAAAACCGAAATTCTTCACCCAATAGCAAGCATTTCCTTATCCCGAACATCAAATCGCATACAACGACTGAAAATGTTACTATCAGCCACGGTATCATGTGTTCCAATGACTGTGCAATAAAACTGCTTGCTATTACCGAGAAACCACCCGGTATGCTTTGGGTAATAATGTTATTCTTCATCTTATCGTTATTTGTCAATTATTCATATCTTGCCGTAGTATCTGAACCATGCGCCCCATTTGCGTTCTTTCAAATAGTTAGGGTTGTCTTGGTTAAGTTTGGCTTCCATCTCAAATGCGCTCGCTCGATAGGCATTGGCGTTTACTTTACCGCTGCCTATTATGTTGTCTGTAAACAGATGGTATATAAAGCTCACAAACCATTCTGTCAAATACAAAATGTAGTAGAATAGCGGGATAAGTAACAACCACCATACACTGACATAGAATGCCAGCAATACGGACGGGATAGCCGCTATCTCCATGCACTCGAAGAACTGTTTCTGATGTGTCCGTTCATGGCGTATGGTCGTTTCGGACAACTCTTTCAGCTTCGTAAGGATAAAGCCGAAGAGCATTATAGTTGTGTAGCTGCCAAAGAGGATAAGTTTCGCAAACCAGTTGTCTAAAAAGATTGTTTTCATAATTTGTTAAGCTGTTATATACATTACACGAATAGTATTTAAATAGTAATATGCCATAATATTGAAGTTCTCATTGGGCGATAATACCTTTTCAACAACAGGGATATTTATCAATGTACTATCTTCTTCTTTATATGATTCCCATATAAACATTGTTGATGCCTCTTTTAAACGCCAATAATTATCGGCAGAACCGCTACTGTATGTTTTTACTATAATTCCACCTGGCGGAACGATTATTGTTTCTAATACCACTTCACTGCCTTCATCGTTGAAACCATGCAAATCAACAGTCTTGTTATTGCTACTGCTGTTAATTAAAACACTTATGCAGTCTTCTTTTTTTACGGATATATTATTAGCTATCCCGCCAAGAATTTCAGTACTACCCACAAACAGCCCAGCCCCAGCCGAACCAACTCTAAGATTACTGTTTTCGTTACTCATAATTGTTGTTTTAATCGGTTACACAATATGCTGTATTGGCATCCTTAGAGCCAATAGCATCGTACTCGGCAGCGGTTTTCTTGGTGATGGTGGTGAGGTTGTCGGAAGAAATGATATTTACTATTATAAATCTTGCATCATCAGTATTCTCAGTGATTCTTATTGAATACCTTTTTGTATGCAAACTCCCATCACCAAATCCTGTTAATATAAAATGTAATTCATGTTCAGTGTTTCCCGTATTTTTCCAAGTATTTAAACAACCTAATTCTCTGCAATCATTGCTGTTATGAATGAAGTATCTTGTGTGATTTTCTATTATATCTTGTACTACACTTCTAAAATTACTAAGGTTGCCAAAATATCTATTAACTCTCTCTTCTGCATCCACACCAGTTAAATTCAATCCCTTGCCAATTAAATCATTGGAAATAGTTCCACTATCTGCATTAATAACCTTGCCATAAGCAATATTATCCACATACTTCTTCTTTACTATATCCGCCACTATTTCCGCAGGCGTTTCAGTAGTTGGACTAACGCTTTGTGTACCTCCACTCGGTTTATACGTATCAGTACGAAGAATAACGTATGCATTATGAGAAGCATAAAAATGGTATTTACCACCACCTCGTACAAAAACATAGCATGTATCAAACTGGCTCAAATTACCTAAACCCCTCACAGGGTCTATATCTGCATGAACGAAATCTGATAAGTATATAGTAATATTGCTATCACGATTAACGCCCCAAGCACTCGGAGCAAATTCCCAAATTTTGCGAGTAGAAAAACCTTTCTCATGTGTAGACCATGACGGTTTTGTACCACTATCTAATGCTACTAGTACTTCTACTCGTATGTTCATTCTTTCTCCAGCAGCAATCGTAACCGGATACCACGTATTTTCATCCAACCCGGAGGCGTCAATCTCTGTAAGTTGCATCATGTAGCCAACACTACGAGCGCTTGAAATGCTGTCATTGACATATTTCTTATCAGAAATTTCCGCCCAATTCCCATTCTTACGACCGTATGCCTTGCCATCAGTTGGCGCTTCGTCTATACCGCCAATCTTCCCCTGGTTTACCCATTCACCATTACTTGCAACCCGTTCTCCGTTATCTGCAAGTAATATCGGCTCTTCGTTAGCCAACAATAACGGAGTGCCATCCGATAATAATAAATACCTTCCATCAGGGGATGGATGCGGGTTATTTCCGCCAGCAGAACTTACCCACGCGTAGTAATCATAAGGGGCTTCCGTGCCTACAGCCATGAACCCGTCAACTGCCGAACCGTCGGGAACAGCGGATTTCAAGGCTTCAAGGGTGGCGTATTCGCCGGCTACCTTAAATGACTTCCCAGGTTCTCCTTGTATACCTGGCTCGCCTTGTTCTCCTTTCAAAAATTCTAAAGGATAATTGGCCACAGAAGCTTCACTGTTGCTTCCTGAAGGTTTAAATGCAGGCAATGATGTTACATCATCCGCTTTGTCCGCATTCGGTACTTCATTAACCCCTATGGAGTTAGCCATAAGACGGGCAACTATTTCTTGATAATCCTGTTCTGTCCAAGCCATAATTATTCCTGTTTATCGGTTACTTCTTCCGGTTGATTGTTGATAGCACGATTGAGCGCGTCAATGAAGAAAGGTTTGCAAAAAGCATTTGCATGCTCTTGTATCAGGGCCACTTCTTCATCACTATACTTTGTCTCTTCATTGGAGTTGTATATCTTCAAAGCGAGTGCATGCGATGCGATACCGTTACCGTTCCGGTATAATACATTCGCAAAATTCTCTCTACAATCTATATTTTCACAATGCTTACGGGTAATGTCCGTAGCAATCAGTAATTGTTTAAAATTTATCTTTTTCATGAGCTTGGGTATGATTTAGTTAATCTTCCATCTTTATAAAAAGAAAGTCCGCTGATGCCAAGAGACACTTGGTATCTTGAACCACTTAAATTTGAAATCATTGACAATGACCCTGCAAAAAGGGTGGTAGACGCAGTTAAGTTGCCATCACTTGCTATATTGTCCAATTTTAATCTTGGGTAAGTAACAGAAGTACCTCCGCCTCCACTATCAAGGAATGAAATTCCACCCACATCATATCCTTTTGAATTATAAAATTTTAGGCTGTTTGAATTTGGGTTTATTTCTATTTTTGTACCTGATGAAGCGGTTGATATTTTGCCGACAATGCTAACATTCCCATTTTCGTCTATCACCAAAGAGTTGTTAGGAGTTCTTACATTTTTAAACACCCCGCTGTTTGCATTTATCTCTCCTTCAAAATATCCACCAATAGCCTTTATTGTCCCGTCTGCCCGAATAGACACATTCCCGTTGGCGGATATATTTCCGGTAAAGTATATATTTTTGGAAACCACGGAAATGTTATCAAGTGCCACATTGATTTCTGAACCTAATCCGTCTTTTTTGACATATAATTTAAGTTCATCGGTAACCCCATTGATGTCCAGCCCCAACTGCGTTACATCTTCCTCTATTTTTGTAACAGACAATTTGAGGTTTTCCGCTGTCTGCTCAATCTGTGAGAACTTCTGATTATTACTTTCAGAAAGTTCCTTTACTTCCAACCTGATACTTTCCGCTGTCTGCTTTATTTCAGAACTCAATTTTGTATATAAATCCTCGAATGCGTTTTCGGCAAGAGCCAGCGAATGTATGTATATATCCCCCGTAAACTTCAATTCAAAGTCGCCCGTTCCGTCCCATGTACCGGAATACTCCTTCATTACGTATTCCTCACCCGGTTCAAGACGTTCGGTGAAATGCAGGTTCTGACCGGGAAAGCCTATCGTAAGTGTTCCGGCTGTAGCTACCTTATACCGGAAAGAGATAAAGAACTTCTTCGGTTCTTCCCCTTCCTCATAGGTAGGTTTATTGGCTAAATCAGCATTTGACTGTTTTATTCCGGAAGAAAGAATACGAAGCACGTTTCTATCCCCGTCTCTGATAACGGCAGCCATGGCATCCTTACGGGAATAGAACTTGTCGTTAACCAATAAGAACTTTCCGTTTACAGTAAAGAAACGAACATCGTTCTTTGTCTCCCAACCGTTCGTATTGCTTGCAAATGATGCGTTATACAGGTAATTATCCTTTGCCTGCACCTCGTCAAGCACTTTCGAGATTTCTGAATAAATAAGGTCTTCCAGTATCTTGAACTGGGTCATAATGTTTATTCCCGTTTTCAAGATAAAGTCTCCCATGAACTTGTTGCCTTGCGGGCTGATAACTGTCACTTCCTTGCCTGCTAAAGAATAAGAATTTATTCCTGCATACTGGTGGATACTCGGCGCATCATCACCATACACAGACAGGGTGATTGCGTTCTGACGCTTCTTGTCTGTTCTGTTACCGAGCTGTACAAGGCTGTCTCCTTCCTGCGGTGTGTCGCTGTTTGCGTCACAATCTGTCTTACTAAGGTCTATGTAATCCTCGCCAACACCTACACATAAGCGCCAATAATAACGGTTGGATATATTTTCGTAGATACCCGGTTTGATATTAAAGTCTTGGAAACGAATCTGGTCACCTTCCTTGAACGGGTTCTCGATAGCCGTTTCTCCATCATCCACCAAAAGATAGCAACGCCAAAAATCCTCGTGTTCTTCTACTTTTCCACATTTCATTCCGGCAGCGGTGAACATGTAGTTTCCGCCTGCATAAGAGAGCTTCTTTATCTCCAGTTCGGAGAACATCGCTTTGATACGCACAAAGAGTTCGTCCACCTCAATGTAGGATTTACCCGTCTTGCTGTCTACTTTAATAACAAAGCCTTCACCGAGTGCACCGGAAGAAAAGTTCATGGACTGGATGTAGTCTGAAAACAATCCACCTAAGAACTTTATTAAATAGCTGGTTTGGTCAGGTTTGGTTTTATTCAAAAACAGCTTTTCTCCAAAGGCTTTAATGATTGATTCCACTTGTTGGGTAGTCAATCCTCCACCGCCTTGCCCGCCTACTATTGAATCTATCTGATTCTGTATCTTTTCTAAAGTTCCTACCGCTTTGTCATTGCGAAGGGTAATATCATACGTTGGAATAAGTCCATCTCCTTCTTTTATCGTAAGGCTGTCAATGATAATGCTCCCGTTGATGTTTAGGTCTTCATCCTCGAACAACATTAAATCACCTTCCTTTATACTGTCATGCAGTTCCGGGTGACGCGCCATAAATATTTCATCTACTTTAGGCTCGTAAGTATATCTTACATAATCATTTTTTGCAAGATATTCTTTGGAAGCTGTTAGCAATCTTTGGGAAGCAGCTTTTATATACACATCCGGCATATCAATGCCCAAAAGCACAAATTTATCTCCGGCCTTTATTTTGAAATCCTTATATGGAAAATACAGATTTAATCCCTCGTCATAGGTTCTGTTGCATGTCAAGACCCACATATTACCCTGTTTTACGGGCTTGCCTGCATCTCCAAGTATTTCAAATTCACGTCCACCACACATTCCGCTTTTCATGGATATGGTGGCGGTTTCCCCTGTTAGATAATCGTTTATGTCAAATCCAATGTCTTTGAGATATATTTTGAACGGTGGGATGGTTTCCCCTTCTTCAAAGTAACCATCATCCGCGATTGGCGTATTATCCTTATTCACAGAATCGGAAGCGATTTCATCCAACGCTCCGGTAGCATTTACGATTATTCCCGCGTCTTTCAACTGCTGTGCCGTCATTCCTTCCATAGACGGATATATTTCCGGTAAAGAAGTATCGCTCCCGTCAAAGAAAACCGAACCTTCCCGAACTCCGATAATATCTATGTTTTTACTATCAAGGTATGGGTCAAGTGTCTTTTCCGGAAAATCAGGAAGCATCAAGTTTTTAACAGCCATATTATTGGGGACTAATGCTCCGGAAGGTCTTTTGTACTTTCTTGGAACATTGTCCGTCTCAATGCCTTTTTCTATCCGCATCTTTGCGCCTATACGAACGTTGTCCTTGTCGGCTTCGCTATTCAACAAAACGTAGCATTTTCCAAGAAAGCTACCTCTTTTCATTTTATAGGAATGTCCATTGATTGTCACATCATACAATGCTGTGTCAGATAGGAATTTCATGTAAAAAGGAAGCGTCACAACAGCTCCGTCTATCAGATGTGTATTAGGGTCATATCCGTAAGATACATCCTCGATGGGAGCTTCGACAATAGGACTACCATATGTTGTATAATAGTTGTAAGGCAAGTTTTTGGTACCACCATATGCTCTTAGGCGGGTAATTATCTTCTGTGACGAATCCGCGGTTTTTTGTATGGAGTACAGCCCTTTGCCCTTTCCATACCCGAACATGTTTCCTACTGCAATTCCGGCAGTGCCTATTGTTATCGTTCGTCCTCTTATGATAAAGTTTGCCTTAAACTCACTATTTACCAAAGCGAGTGCGTCCCAAACGTTTATACTGCTTATTGATATGGATTTGTTAGCCTCATTAACATATTCCGGATGTACTGTAACTGTCCATTTTTGTTCTCCTTTATAGATACGGTCAAGGTTCACCTGTATTCTTTCCGCGAGAGCATTTATACTTTCAGCGTAAAAACTAAATGTAGGCAGGGAAGAGTAGTGAATTAAGTTATCCTCTTTTACATAGTCCAAAAATTCGCATCTTGTCAGTTCGTCTGCAAGAGAATTGAAAACTACGTTCTCATATTTGAAAGCCTCTCCGTATGTGTTTTTGGAGGCTTGCTTCAATTCAGTCGGGTCGTAGTTTATTTCAAATCTTTCTCCGCGGTATATCAGATAGTCCCCGACTGTAAAATCAATCGGAGTGGGGGACGTAACGGTAATGTTAACGGAACAAGCTCCCATGAACTCCCCGTTATACTCTAACTTGTTAGCGACACATCGTTGCGTCTGCCCGTCTTTGCTGTATATTATAAACCGTCCCATTATGCCGTAAGAATAATTTGTGTTTTAGGGTCAGTTACCCGAAATGTAATGTTGAAAGTTACGACATCTCCCTCATCTGTCTTGCGGACAAAAAGGTCGGGTTTTATAGATTTAAAATAAACCCCCTGCCTGCCTATTTGGGTATAGGTGTCATAAACCTTTAATTCTGTTCCGTAACCGCCTTTCCCTATCAGATAGTCCAGGAAGGCGACAATTTTTTCATTGGCTGTTCCCATATCACCTTTATAGGCAAACTCTATTTCTATGTCATAGGCTTGCACGTAGAGTTCTTCGGGGAAAAAAGTGTCTTCTCCGTCTTGGTCTATCCAGTCCCTTTTGGGCAAATCCTTAATATCTCCATATACAGTAAAAGGGAAGTCCTTGCACACAATCCCCCATTGGGATTTGGTGTCAATAACAGGACTCCCCAGCTTACTTTTCTGAAAATAGATACTGTAAGGCTTTGCCATGTGTTATTTTGAGTTTGTGTTGTAAAAAAACAAAAAGAGCCAATCAACGGCATATCCGTTAATCAGCTCTTTGGCTTGTATTATCAATACTGCAAATATATGGTATATTTTCTAAATAATCAAGTAAAATATTAGAAAATTGATATGGTTTCCCGGCTTACATTATATTTGCAATGAATACTACCTTTCGGGTGACACGATTTTCATGTAGGGGTTCTTTATCCGCTTCTCCTTGAGTTTCTTTTCAAGTTCTTCCATCTTTTCATACATCAGTTCAATATCTTCGGATAGGCGCAATAATTGAAGTTTGAGGAGCTTGTTCTCTTTCTGCAAGTTATATATCTTTTCTTCCATGATGAATATTTGTTTTAGTCGTTATTCCTGCCACCTGCCCGCCAGCCGTATTACTGGCGGGGTATCATAACGTGAACGTTGGTCGAAACCTCAACGTGCATCTATGCTTGTTTACGTGGCAATATGTTTTTTGATATAGTTGTGGCTGTCGGGCATTGGAACCGACTGCCGGATGATTAAAATAGCGTGATTAGTATTTCTTCATGCAGCTAACGAATAAGGCTATGATAGATATAAGTACACCTGTAATGGCAAATATCAAATTCCAATTGATAGGATTGTGTAAGTTGGGGTTAACGGCAAGATAGTGCTTACCCTCTTCGGTGAGTTTGACATTCCATACATGACCGCCAACTACATAATTAGCCTTCACCAATCCTTTTCTTTCAATGGAACGGATGGAAGCAGTAAATACATGCTGTGGATATGTTGCCGGGCATTTCCCGCCAAACTCCGCAACAATCCGAAATGCTTGTTTCTCTTCCTTTGTTAATTTAATCCGTTCCATAACCTACTCGTTTTCTGCAAATTTACTAAATACTACGCAAATATGTGTTGTTGTGCTATACTATTTTATAGGCGAAATCTTTCTGTCAGAAGGCTTTCCGCCAAATAGATGGTTGATATAAGCAAGACCTTTGGGCTTGCAAAACACCTTTTGGCATAATATGTCTGGGTGGTTGTCTCTGCGTATTGGCGGCAACAGCGTCATTTCAAAGTAGCCTGCGTCAATATACTTTTGTTTCGGCTCGTTCCTGTCTTTGAAGAATATGCCCGCATCCCTTAGCTTCCCGAAAAGGGTGTTTCTCCCAAAACCGAGATTGAGTATCTTTGCGGCTTGACCTATGTCTACTTTGCCCTCTGCTTTGAAGTCAGCTTCGGCGAAGTCGGCTTTAGGCTGGAGTTTGGTAATCTTTGCATCTTTCTGCTCGATTTGCTTTTGTTGCTGCTCTGTTTCAATACGGAGTTGTTCCTTTTCCTTTTCAGAAGCTACTAACGCTTCCAATGCCTCAAGATAAGTTTGTGGAGTCTTGATAACTTTTTTCTCATTTTCGAGGTATTCTAAACGGTTGATTATTCTTTCACGCAGAACCGCATCATAACCTGATGCAAGAATAAGACAGCCTTTAGGAGTGAGATTAAAAAGAGGTCTTTTTTGACCGTTAGCGTCTGTGTATGACCCCAATCCAAAATTGGATGCGGATACACCTTGCGATAATAGGCTGCGAATGTCGCGCATTACATGGGCATGTTGTTTACTCGTAACCTCTGCAATTTCAAGAGAGGTCATACCTTTCTGATTTGGAATTAAGTTTTCCATACTTACTATTGTTTGGCGTTGTAATTATAGACAGACAAACGGCTGTCATTTCCCGTGTCGCCAAACAATAGTAAGATTTTCTCCGAAGAGGAAATATTACGCAGGAAAGACAGCCGTGTATTTTTTATACAGGCAGTTGGGCATAAAAAAAGCCCAACTAAATATAGTGAGCGATAACCGTGCTCTACGGAGAAAGAATACTTTACTATTGTTTGGCACCACAAAGATATACATAATCCTTGAAGTAGCAAACTCCTTATAAGAAAATCAATTAATTTCGTTTATTTTCTAAGTTATTATGCGAATATATAGAAAATAAACCATACATCCAAAAGGGGAGCATAGTAATATCCAAACATGCTTTATAACATATAACAAAAAAGGTGAAAAAACTGTATATAATATATTGTTCTCCAATACAAAGTTGTTAACTTTGCCACACATTAATTAACTAAATACATGCTTTATGAGTAATAAAATATTTTTTCTACTTTCTCTATTTTGTGTTCTTATATCCTCCTGTGAGAATGAAGATGATATGGTAACATCTATACTTTTAGACAAGTCGGATATGACTTTGAAGCCCGGAGAAACTTATCAATTTACGGTAAAAGGCTCTCCTTCTAAAGCGAAGTTGCCTAAAATTAATTGGGGGATATATCCTGTAAATGCAAACAATCATTTGGCAAAAATAGATTCACACGGGAAACTAACAGCTTTGAAGCCAGGGAACTTTACAGTAAATGCCTGGATTGGAGATGATGATATAACGGATTTGTTATATATTGATAATGCAGTAATAAAGGCTGTGTGTAATGTGACGGTTGAGCCTATAGAAGCTACTGGCATATCTATAGATAAGAAAGAGATTGTGTTTAATGGAGAACAAAGTTTGATTTTGGATGCTTCTATTGAACCTCAGGATGCTACGAAGAAACTGGTCTTTTGGGAAATAGATAATTCGGAAATTGCAAGTTTAGAATCGGGTAAAGACAATTCGGTTATTGTAACAGCACTAAAGGCAGGAGAAGCTACAATTACAGCACGTGCAGGGTTTGAATCTTCTATAACTTCAACATGCAAAGTGAAGGTTAATCCTGTTGTAGCACAAGGTTTTTCCTTGAAAGAAAATGAAAAAAATGTAAGGGTGGGAGATGTTTTTACTATAGAATCAATAATCACTCCTGCATATGCAACAAAAGAAAACATAGCATGGGAGATTTCTGACGTAAATATTGCAAAGATTAATGAAGACAACAGTATATCTGCCATGTCTCCTGGAAAATGTATAGTTAAGGCTATTTTGGGAAATACAGGGTTAGAGGCTACTTGTGAGCTGACAGTAGAACCCATTTTATTGGAATCTATAAGTTTTGATAACCTTACATATAAAATTGAAGTTGGAGGACAAAAACAGCTAAATGTTGTGTTTACACCAGAAAACGCAACTAATAAGAATGTGATATGGACTTCATCCGACCCTGTGATTGCTCCGGTTGATGAAAATGGAGTGGTTTTAGGGAATACATCAGGAAGAGTACAAGTTACGGCAACGTCAGAAGATGGCGGACATGTGGCAAACTGTACTGTTTATATTGTGTCATTAGGAGGTATGATGGATGTTTATTTCCCTACATCTTCTTTGATTATTAATTCGGGATATTATACGGGCGTTATGTCATGTGCTATAAAGAACAATAGCTCAAAGACTATAAAACTTACTAAGTTTAAAGTTTTTTCTACTGGAAGCGGTAGTGCTCCTATTGAGATTACTGATGAGGCGAAATTAGGATATTTATCTTCTGGAGAAACAAGAATTTTACAGTTTAGATTATCACATGTTTATGAGCCAGGATTTAAGTGGGAGTTTAAATGTGATGGTCATTATTTTTCTGCTTATGGAAGTTATAAACAGTAATTTTTAATGTTAAGTAATCATTAAGTTAAGCGGAGTTTCTCCGCTTTTCTTGTTTTGTGGCATATCGCTTGTTCTACCGATTATGGTAATATTGCCACAATATTATAAATATGAGAAAGCATGGGAAAAAGTCAAAAGACATCCAAGCACTACGCAGACCGAACATCGTCAGAGAAAGAAATAGGCAGCATCGCTAAAATCTTTTTCGTAAGAAACTCAATTAAGTAGGAATAAGCTTCGTCACTATCACTGGTTAAGTTTATTCCTGCTTTTTCCAATGTAAAGTTGGCGATGTGAAATATCTCGTGCGCTAATATTGACAATCCTTTTATGTCTTTCGGCAAATTTGGCATATACAAAATCATTTGTCCGCCAGGCAATAAAAAACTTTTTCCCTTTTCTTCTCTACTAATCATAGAAACGATTTCAGAAGACTTCTCGCACCCGAATATCTTTGATAGTCTTGCCTTCAAATGCTTTTTTTTCTCCAAAATGAACCATTACATCCCGGTCATAAATGTCTATGCTTATTATCTTATTCATAACGAATATGATGTTTGTGCTTTATATATAATAATGCAAATATAACTAAAAATAATCAAGATGCTGTTCTTCGGCATATGAATTATAATTAATCGGATTTGTTAAAAAGCTGATTTATCGGATATTTATTTGTTTATTTGTTTGTTCTTTCGTTCGTTCTTTCTATATTTGTGCATTAATATAATACAAATGGGTAATTGGAGTGAAAGGCAAGAAGTTAAGAAAGAGGGCAAGGAAAAAGAGAAAATAAGCCGAGAGACGCTTGGAAAGTTCTTTTATGATTTGGCAAAAACATCATTTGCTGCAATGGTAGCAGGTGGGGCTGTGTCATTTTTCACAAGTTCAAACAATGAGTTATATTGGCTTTTGCTTTTGATTGGAGCTTTTTCAACAATAGTATTTGCTTATATTGGTTATAAAGTGATAAGGAGGTAATTATGGAAGGTCTATTAATCGTTTTAGGAGGTTCTGGGGCTTTAGCCCTTTTATTTGCTCTTTGGCTGAATACTCGAAAAGGCAAGAAGTGGCTTGCAAGCTTATAAATTGACTATTATTTAGGTAAAACAATAAAGCCAGACATTAAGCCTGGCTTTTTCTTTGCATGACATCCCCATCGGTTTCCACAATACAATCTTCTCCATGAATGTAAACATATACCGATGCTATATCCTTTTGGATAACATTTACTTTTGCCCGGTCGTACACGTTAATGAATACCTTGCAATACTGTGAACAGTCAATGGTTACTTCGCTGTCATGGCGCACGTAAATATCACATACGGAAAAGCCATCAAATAGGAGAGTACCTTTACAATTTCCGTTCAAAACAGAAATTTGTGACATGTTGCGTTTCTGCACATCTTCATCCACAAAAATATTATTCTTGTGGAGAAGGTCTTTGTCGAAGTGTTCTTTTATGAAAGTGTTGGTAGGGTAATTGTGCTTAATGGCAAAATCAATCCCATGCAGATACTTGTCAATTAATCCTTGTTGGGTAGGATTCCCCCATGCGTGTTGCCACGGTTGGCATAAACCAAACGTAATAGCTTGGTTCAGTAATGTTTTGCTTAAATCCTTTTCGTTCATAACATATTATATTTTGATTTTTCTACCACTTCTGTCTATTACTATACTTAGCATATCTCTAACTTCTTGTACTAAAGCAACGTTTGCTTCGGTATTTTGGGCACTTCTTAACGTATTATTGGCTATCGCCCTCAATTGAGTAAGTTGTTGTTCGGCTATAACATTATATTTCGGAAGAATCTCGTTTCCCCACTTTTCAAGCAAAGCGCGTTTTACACTTACATCTGCACGAATACCGTTTATGTAAGAAGCTAAAATATTGGCGGTTTCTTCTGTAATGTTTTCTTGTATCCCTTTGGAAAGAGTGTTTGAAGCGCTTGTCTCTTCAAGGCTTATTCCCATTTTTTTTGCAGCAGCATTTAGATAATCCCATATTTTCTTTGAGTCTGATATTGTCCCTCGAAGGCTTCCAAGTTGCTGCATTAGTCCGGTAGCCTCTTGTTCCGTCAGATTTGTACCCCCAGCGGAACTGTCTGTAAATATACCTTTATCTCCAAACAGATAATCTCTTAGCTTATTCATGGCAGGTTTTATGACATTCAGAGAAATCATCTCCTTTATGACATTGCGCATTATATCAGCCACCGTATCATCAAAAGCCTTTGCTGCATCTTCTCCGTTGGCGAACGCATTGACTAACGCTTCTGATATTTGGTCTGACCATCCCTTTAAGTCTATACCGAATTGTTCGCTTGCCAAATCTTCATAGAAATACTTGATTTGCTCGCCTAACTCGATATACTGCTGCTTGTAGTCCTCTATTTTAGAAGCATCCGAATCTTTCTTGTCTTGTTCCGCCTTCATTTGCTTTTGCACCTCTTCTTGTTGCTTTTGAAGATTTGCAATCATCTCTTTGGATTGACTTTGGGTAACAGCACCCAATTGCCGTTCTATGACAGATTGAAGGTTCTTATAGTCGTTGGAAAGCTTTTTCACTTCCAGTTGCGAACGTTGGATTGCTTTATCCAGCTTCTTGTCATGGGCTTTGGCTATGCTTCCTATTATTCCGGTAATACCGCTGACTACACCTGTAGCCCCTTGCATGATAGCCATCGGATTGCCGGAAGATATACCAGCGAAAAGGGTAGCTCCGCTTTGAGCTGTATTCAATAATCCACCCGCAACTTCTTGTACAGCGCTTAGAGTGTCTCCCATACTATCATTCCCTAAGGCATCAAATGCTGACCCTAAATCTCCCAAAGTGCCGATAAGAAGATTAGCCATGTCGACAATATCTCCAAAGCCTACTTGAACTTTATCGGAAGCCTCATTTTGTTCATCCTGCGCATCTGTTACTTCTTTTTCCGCATCTGCCAACGTTTTTAATTTTGGAGTTAATTTATCGACGACTTTAGCCTGATAAGATAAGCCGCCATCCGTTTTCTTGGTTTCCGTATGGCTCGTTTCAGAAACACCAGTAGTAACTTCACCGCCATCCTGGATAAACCCAAGTTCTTTTTGAGCCTTTTTCAGTTTTTCAGTGGCTTCCGCATACTCTTTTATTCCGTCTGATAATGTCTTGAAAGGGTTTCTGCTTTCACTTTCGTCACGTAGCTTTTTTAATACATTGACAAGCTCTTTAAACTCGTTGACTTTTAGACTTTGCCCGGTCGTATTTTTAAACTCTTCCAGGTTCTTGATTAGCCTGCTAAGAGTTGCAGAAGAAAGTCTGTCAAGGTCGTCAAAGGTCTTAGCCCAGTCTTCCGAACTCTTGAATTGTTCAAATTTGGTAGATGCAGCATCTTCGCTCGCTTTCTTTTTCCTTTGTGCTATAAGTCTGTCGGTCGCTTCTTCGCCTAATTGACCTCTTTGGCTTTCAATATCTGCCAAGTCCTTTTGAAGATTGCGCTCAATATCCTTTATTTTTTGGGCATAATCTTTATAATCCTCAATCATGCCTAAAAGGTTTTCAAGGCTTTCTGAACGCATTTTCTTACTTTCCTCGTTGATTGATTGGTATAGTTTCAGAATTACTCCTTCTCCAAACTGCTTCTTTACATCATCCTCTTTCATGGCAAGGACATCTGTAACGGAGAATTTACTTCCTGTATTTTCAAGCGCTTTGGAAAGTTGGTTGCGCAAATCATCTACTACACTTTTGAATGAGACCTCTCCGCCGAAAGCGATGTTCATGGAAAGAGATTTGTTGCCGGAAGCATTGAATAGCTTCTTATATAAATCCCACTTTTCTCCGGTTTGGGAAACGTACTTTTCTATCTCCTTTAAGGCATTATCAACTTCCTTCTTCGCATTGTCAATTCCCGCCTTGTCAATCTTGACGCCAAGAGAAATGTATAAATCTTCTTGCTTCTCTTTACTGCGGTCTAACTGTCCTTGAATGTATTTGTAAGCTTTGCTTGGGTTGTTCAAATCTAAATTAACACCCTTCTCATCAAAAACAGATGAAAACTCGGATATGCCTTTTACTCTTTGGGTAGCCGCTTCATCTCCTTCTATCTTTCTCCATTTCTCATAGCTGGAAACGGCTTTGTCTATGAGGTCGGTACGGGCTTTCCATTGTTCAGCGATAGGGTCTTTTTCGCTTCCGGATGATTTTTCCAATCCTCCTAAAGCCTTATAAATTTTCCTTGTAACTTCAAGTTCCTTATTGTAGGATGCCAGTTGCTTTTCTGAATATTTATTTCCAGATGCAAACGCTTTTGTTTTTTTCTCCAGGTCACTGATATTACCGGAAAGCATTTCCATGTATTCTTCATAAGAGGTTCCTTCTTTCGGCTTTATGGCATCCATATCTCCTGCAAGTTTATTTGCCTCTTTTTCCCAATCAGCCAAAGGCTTGCTTATGTCTATTTTATTCATGGAATGATAAGATTGCCTTGCTGTGTCTATAATGTTAGCCAAGTCCAGACTTTGTTTTTCAAGTTCCAATAGTCTATTTCTTGCTTTGGTGATGTCTTCCGGTTTGTATTTTGCGAAGGACAATTCTCTTCCGTTCTCATCAAACCTTCTATATCCTCCTTCTCTAATAATACCGGCAAGTCTCTCCCTTTCGGAATCAATGCTTTGCTTTTGTATTTGAGCATTTGCCATCGTTCCAATAAACTGCTTCTTGTATAAATCTTTCTGTTCTTGCGATAACTTTCGCATCTTCTCAACAGAAAGAGATATTGCTACTCCATATTTATCCGTTTGAGTAACTGCATCTGTAAATGTATTGGCAAGATTTTTGGTAATTCGCCCTAATTCTCGGCTTTCTTCTGCACTTTTATTGGCTTTTTTGCTAAGGGTTTCGTATCGGTCAATAAGGCTGTCAACGGCTTTATTCCCTTGCATTTTGTCGTTCGTATCGGAAATAGCCTTATTTAAATCTGTAATAACCTCTGTTGTTGTCTTTGTTTCTTCTCTGAACGCATAAAACAGTGCTATAATTCCGGATAAAGCTCCTAATAATAAACCTAATGGGTTAGCCTTTGTCACTAATCCAAGTAGTGCAATAGCGTCTTTTAGGCTTCTAACACTTGCAGTTAATGATATGAAGGTTTTTATTAGTTTGAGGTTTACCGAAGATGCTAATAGAGCCACTGTTTTATAAGTACCATATGAGGTGATTATTGGAATGAATACTTTGGCGAAGTCTTCCCAATGCTTCATCAGTTTAGTAAGTATCTCCAAACTATCCGAAAGCACACCGCTATTGCCTTCCGCAATGTCAGCCATCATCACGTCCCAGGCATCCTGCAAGTTACTCCATTTACCTGCAAGGCTTTCTGCAAGAGCTTCCTGCATGTTGTAGAATTTCCCACCTTCATCGGTCAGCTCCCAAAGAACATCTTTTACCATTCCGAAGCTTACTTCTTTCCGGCTGATTTTGTCAAACACTTCCCCGGCACTGACAACTTTATTTTCAAGGACGGTAAAGCGTTTTGCCAACTCGTCCACCAACGGAATACCAGCCTCGGTAAACTGCCTCAATTCCTGCCCACGGAGAAAAGCTGCACTGCGCACCTGCCCGTACGCCAATATGATACGTCCCATATCGACACCAACACCTGCGGAAATGTCGGCAAGTCGTTTGGTTGTATCATAAAGCTCTTCATACGGGATGCTGTATGCGGACAATTGTTTGGCGTATGAAGCCAGTTCTTTAAACTGAAACGGAGAGACAACCGCTAAATCCTTAATGCGGTTGAATATGGTTTCCGCCTTCATACTATCTCCAAGAATGGAGGTAAGGGCAATGCGCTGCTTCTGGAACTCTCCGCCAATGGTATATAATCCCCTTACAAAACGATCTAAAGTGTATATGGAATACACATTGGCGATTTGATTTTTCAGTTCTCCGGCTATCCGTGATTGAGAAGACATTGTAGTGTTTGTCCTCTTCATTGCCGCATTGTGCGTATCGGAAGCCTTTGCAGCCTGCATTCGGGCAATCCTAAGCTGTTCAAGGGCTTTTTGAGAGCTGGCGTAAGCATCTGCACGTTTCATTTGGGTATTTGCATAAGCATCCGCACGGATTGTTGAAGACGCTGCCTGGGCAGCTCTTAGTAATGCTTCGGATTGTTCACGCCCCCTTTTAAGACTTGCATTCAGCTGCTCACGTTCCTTTTTGATACTGGCATCTAATTGTTCTCGTTCCTTCCTAATGTCCTGAAGAACCCTCTTGTATGTCGCATCAGCATCCATACGTACTGTTGTTGCAAATCCTTTAATTCCCCTTAATTCATCAGAAGTCATCCCTTTCCTCTTGAATGATTCCATGAAACTCTTAATACTTTCATTATCTACGCCAAGCTTTACCTTGTAGGTCTTGTTTTTCAACAAGGCTTCCACCTTGTCTTCAATTTCCTTTACATCTACCTTCAGTCCAACCCTTGCGCTGGTCGCAATGTGCATGTTCACAAGTTTTTTCTTGATAGCTTCATACTCTTGTTCTGTATAATTTTTCAAGTGAACGCCAAAATTCAAATTTCCGAGGTCTGCCATAGCTATTCTTGTTTTGTATCTTTGGGGATAGCGTTAATACCGTTTACTATAAAATCATTGAGGGAAATTCTTTGCCCTTTCATTTCCCGCTCTTTTCTCTTTTCTTCCCACTTCCTTTTTAAATCTTCCATCTCTTTGGCCGTGTGCGTTTTTTGTTCTGTGTCTGCTTTGTCATACACTACAATCGGAGCATCGCACATCAGAAGTTCGTATTGAGCGCAGGTCAATACCCAATCCATATACCAATTAGGGATATTAATCATTCCCCAAAGAAGAATTAACGGACGTGTCAGCTCCGGATGTTTTTCTCCGTTTGCAAATGCTGCTCCTGCCGAAGTTCTTGAAGGATACGTTCTGCTTCCTTTCTCGTCATCGTCATTATCGTGTCTCTCATTCCGGTCAAGAACATGGTAGCATTCAAGTATTCCAGTTTCTGCAATTCCACTTTTTTTTTACCGATAACAACAATATCGGTTAACTCTGTGTCTGTGTATTTTTTCCATAGCATACGCCAGTATATCCAATGGAAAAGTCTTATCTTCCACCAATTATTCAGAATAATGAGAGAGGCACATTTGGCAGTAACTTCATCCTCACTTTTGCAGGAATGCAAGACATGGGTTAATTTTCGTATTGTTCCACGGTGCAGCCATTTTATACCGAACTTTTTTCCTCTTATCGTAATATAATCTATGCTGTTCTCCAGCACGTCGTCAAGCGTTTTCTGCTCTGCTGTGGTAGGTTGGGTTATTGTTTTATCGTTCATATTGTGTTATTGTGATGTGTGAAAAAGGAGAAGGCGGCGGCAATAACGCACACCGCCATATTTTTAAATCAAAGAACCGTCCTGGGTAACTTCCACCGCACTGAACTCATTGGCGGTGAATACGCTGACCGTAGCAGTCCTTTTTGCTCCGCTATTCTCGTCGACTTTGACCGTCACCACTTTCCCGCCAACCGAGGTTTTGCACCATGTTTCCGTTGATGAAGCAGAGACAGAGCTTTCCTTGGTTGTTGCGATAATGGTTTTCCCTGTATTATCTGCCGCGCTGGTAAAAGACAGGGAAGCTGGAGCTACGGTCAGTCGGCTTTTTTTGTCAAGAAAGCAATATTATCTTCGGAAGAAGAGCCGGACGAAGCACTATCTTCAAGTTCAATAGTTCCGCTAAGCGCAAAACCGAATGGGGTAGTGGACGCATTCTCAAACAAAGGGCGTGCGTAGACGGCCATTCTTTTTACAAGCAGACATTTTTCTCCGTCGTCACTTATAAGCGCAAATCCTACGTTCAGCTTCTTGCTGTTTAGCACAGCAGAGAATCCCTTGAATTGCTGGTTGTTGATAGTCGCTTGCGCAATTTCAGTGGTTTTCCCAAGAAAATATTCTACCAATTCCTTGCTTACACTTGGAACGGTAGCAGCGAAAGTAATATCTCCTGCCGTACTGGTGACAGCCCAATCCGCTTGCAGACCGTGCACCTTTGTACGGTTTAATGTCGGTTCTGCTTGAGACAAGGAAAGGGTATCTACGGTAACGGGCAAATCAAAATCCGGAGTTACCGTGGCAAAATTTGTAATGCCACCCTTTACCAACATAATGGATGAAAGACCGCTAAATACATCTTTCAATTCCTGCTTTGTTTTCATTGCCATAATAAATAGTTTTAATCGTTTTATTTTATGTTTATTTTATCACAAGGTCAGTCCTTATCAATGTTGCGCTGAACCCTAATCCGTCATTTCCTTTCAAGGTCAATTTGGGGTTTGAGGCACTTATGAAATTGTCGCTAATAGGGAATAGGGAAAGAATATCTCCTACAATAGTGTCCATTTGTTCCAAATCTTCCGCACCTCCCTTTTTCTGTCTGACATATACTTCAATAGTGCAATAGGTACGAATATTCCCAAATCCGCTGCCATAGGTCATGGAAGACAACAAGCCGGGCAATGACACCACAATGAAATTATCCATTTGCTTAGGCACAGCAGCGGGACGGTCATTTGTGAACAAATTCTCACTTACCGTCTTTGCTGCGTCAAACAATGATTTAAGCGCGTCTTTGTATTTAAAATCCTGTTCGTACCCCATATCATTTCATTGGTTTAAAGGTCATTTTAGCAATGCTTTCCGCGTAATCAAATGTATCTGACAATACATTTAACCCCTTCTTTGACTCCAAGTAGTTAGAATATTCCGTACCTGTACACATCACTAATCCTATGCCGTCACTTGGAGTTTTATATGCTTTGAGGAAATTTACAGAAGTGGTTAAACCGTACTCCCCGTTGGTGTCAACCAAGTTGTATTTTTTTATGGGAATAAACTTACCACTTTCGTAACTTTGGACCATTATCACGCCAATGCCGTCTCCTCTGCTAAGCTTGGGGCGGGTGGGATTTTTTAATCCTTGTGTCACGACGGCGGTAATTATACGAGATAATCCACCTCTGTAATAAATTCCAACAGCTAATGAAGTTAGAGTATTTCCGGTTACATTATGGTACTTGGCTGATACTACTCCGTCTTGCAGAAGTCTGATTCCGATTTCTGTTATTCTATCCAGCAAATATTCATCAATGATATTTCTCATCTTTTTTTTGCCTTCTTCCAAGACTTTTGCATTATCTCCCATTTCCTTAATTCTTAGCCAGATTGAAATACAGCGTTGTTCCCATTTCCGTAGGGTAACAATCCGTAACAGTACATGCTTCAAAAGAGCTACCGTAATCAGTTACGTCCACAAGGTCTCCCGCAAGAATACCTTTCACAAGGCCGGGAATGTCTATCGCATAATCACTTTTTATCACATTGCTTTTTGTGAATGTCCTTAAGCTGGAACTTCCGTACTTGTTACATTCTCCTTCATACAGCACTGTTTCGCTTCCCTCATCAAAAGATGTTTCTCCGGAAATACGATATACCTTGCATGTATGCGGGAAGCGTGGATTGTTTACTTTCATAGCGGATACCTTTTATTCATGTTCATACCCAGATTGACAATTCTGACAGATGATTTACGGACGTTCTCTCCATACAATGCGTATATGTCATTTGCCATTTGCCGAAGGTTACGTTTGTCATAGGCAGAGCTTTGTGTACCACCCTCCTTGTGCTTCCATACACCATTGGCATCCTCTACGCCTCCAGTTACGCTCGGTGTACTTGCGCACCACATATAAAGGTCTGCCCGACACAAGTCTTTCTGGCGTTTTTCCAACGTGATGACATCCGTCCCCGGTGCAATTCCCCTGTCAATCAGTATGGTGGAAATAGCACTATCCGTAACTTCAAAACCGACACAACCACGGAGGTATTCCTCTATGGTGGTGTCGATAATTGTATTTTGAGAATCCTTCATGGTTATTTACCTTTAATGTTCAAGTAGTAGAACCAGCGAACCTTATTAGGAACAACCAATCCGGTCACTTCTGATTTGATTACCTGCGTCATGGTTTCATCATTGAATACCTGACGTATCAGAGTGCGGCCGCCGTCATACAATGCCGTACGGGCGCCCGGAGTTTCCATGAAAATAGGACGTCCGCATTGTACATCACCCAGGTCTTCATTTGGAACATATGCCAATACTCCCTCTTCAAAGCTTTGCAAATTCTTGTATTGTATAGCTTTGGAAGATTTGTCATATTTCTCCACTACGGATATTGAATCGACAATTCTGATTTCAGCACCGATACGCGTTTCAATGAAAGTTTTGATTGTTTCATCGGGGACAAGATTAGCAAATGCCAACTGCATGCCTTTATCGGAAATATCCGGGCGTGTCGCAACTGTGTACATTTGGCGGAAATACGGAAGGTTAATCAAATCCTCAAAGGTCGTCTTGGAGCATTCCCAGTGACCAGCAGGGGCAAAATCCTTTTCTTGGGAATCGCGTCTGACTTGCCTCATGACTTTTATCGGGTCTATTGTAGTACCCAAAGCTTCTTCCTGCACCGCTTCGCTTTCCGGCTTCTTATACCAGATAGAATCCTTGATATTCTTTTTAGGCACGCCGAAATCTATAGTCAATGCAATACCAAGCGGGTTGTTAGCTGCGTCAATGATTAGCTTACCTTTGTTGGATACAACCTGATTTCGCTGGTATAGGAATGTATTGTAGTTACCACCAAGTAAGCTGTCCACTCCATTAAACAGAAGCTCCATTATTGTAGACTCAATTTCCGGAGTGGTACCGCCAATGGCATCCATCAGCATCATTTTTTCTCTTAGGATTTTGCGGCTCAATACAATCTCATGCTTGAAGGTTGGCAATCCACCCATTTGCAGGGACATTCCGTCTGTAGATTTGGTTGCACCATCACTGTCAATATCCACATAGGTAGCCAGCGTGTATGCACGGACTGTTGCTTCTATCTGCTCATATGTGGGATTCAGAGGAATATTAGGATTTAACGGGAAACCCATTTGGGAGAACGTTTGTTCCGCATTGTATTTTTCGGCAAACATGTCATTAATCCATGCTTCCAGCGGTTTATTCCCAGTATATCCCAATGCTGCAAGGCCTTTCCCTACAATGTCGTAAAATTCTTTGTTTCTTGTGTACATATTATTCTCCTTTCTTTATTCGTCAGATTCTCGCACAAATTCAATCATAGGCAGCTGTGCTTCTACCGATTTGGGAATGCCACCACCGAACACCCTGTCTGCATAAATTCTGCCTGCGCGTACAACTGCGCATGTTGCAAGGATGCAGCCTTCAGGGATACATACGTCTTCAAATACAAGGCCGTTGACATCGGTTAGCTCTCCGCCGGCGGGAACTCCTTTGACAGTTTCCTCAATATCTCCCGTTACTCCGGTATTTCCTGGAATAAACATGTATGCGTAAAGTTGGGCAGCGGTTTTTTGTGTGAAAGTCACAGTAGCCCCACTACGTTTTACATCCCATTCTGCAAAAGAAGATTTTGCTCCTTCGATTTTGGTAGCTACCAGTTCTGGGGTACTTTCTGATGCGCTTGTTACGGCAACCGAATAGCTTTTCCCGCCTAACACAATAGACAAATCCCCGTTTCCGGATGCCTTTTTAGTGATAGTAAGCGTCACTACTGCCTTTGCACCAGTCACTCCATCTGCTGTAATTACCTCTACCTGTTTGCCTGCTCCATTGAATTTTACCATTGTGCCGGCATGTATAATATCACCAGGCTTTAATCCCATTCCGGCGACATCAATCATACCACCACCCTGATATAATTCTCTTACTCTTGACCAAACAGGAAAATTTCCGCCAAATCCCGACCGGGATTGACTGATAGTGTTGAAAGTTCCTAATTGTCTCATTCTTTGTCTGTTTTAATGTGTTTATTGTTTTCGAGGAAGTTTTCCTTGCGCTCTTAGCCGGTCTTTGAATGCTTCACGGCGGCTTTTTGCCTGTTCTTCTCCGGTTTCTGCATACTGGTTGATACTCGGGGAAGCGCCATTTCCGAAAATAGCCTTGTATCTTTTTTCATAATTGCGTTTGGCGCAACTGACAATTTCTTCCACTTCCATATCTTTGGTGATTTTCACGTCTGATATGGCGATATTCAGGATTTCATCGTTACAGATATTTTTGCCCCCGTTTTCAATTTGAGATTTCAACAAGTCCATAGACTGGACTTTTAAGTCATGGATTGACGCGGCGTTTTTCTCCGCCTCCCTCTCTTCCTTCAAAAGCAAAATCTCATTTTCCATTTCCTTTAGCTTGTCGGCAAGGACGTTGTCTCCTGCTCCTTCTCCTGAGTCAGGAGAACTCTGTTGAGGTTTGTAGTTTTTCTTAAAACTCTCAACTTGTGTTGCGACATCGTGGTTGTACTGTCCCTGCATCCCTTGAAGAAAGGATGTTGCCTTGCTATAATAAACGTCATCAGGCTCCATTCCTTCCGCTACCGGATTCAATTCTATGTACTTCATTAATGTCTGTGACGAAAGACTGGTTTGTCCTAATCTGGTCGTCAGTTCGGATAAGATTTGTTCTTTCTCCATCGTGTTTATTTAGTTTGTGTTATAAAAAAAAGAGCCTATCAGTGCTTTGTGCACTAATAAGCTCTTAGGCTTGCATATGTAAAATTGCTATTCTTCTATTCTGACGCTGATAAAATTACGACATCTTCGGCATACAGTCCTAAACAATACGCTACCGTGTATTATTTTCACATCGGTCAACTTTTGCCCGCACACCGGACATGTTACAAAATTTCCTTTTTCGCTGGTCTGTTTTTCATCCAGCTTAGCGTCTATCTTTATCATATCACATGATTTAGTATTGCAAATATATAGTATATTTTCTAAAATACAATGCTTTATGTGTATTTTTATATGAGAAATATTAGAAAATTTATAATAAATCGTATATTTGCATTATATATAACTCATAGAGCTGTGATTCAAGCCGGAGTGTGCGGATTTATACTGCATACGCCGGCTTATTTTTTTTATGGAACACGACAAGATTGTATATACGAAAAAGGGAGAGGGTGTATTCAGTTATGAATACATAGACAGGTTGCGCAATTTGAAAAATGATTTCAATGTTATAGCTCAATCCGGCGGGCAGGAGAACTCATTAGCTTCCGATGCCGACATTGTTATTATGGGAGGAAATCGTGGCGGTTCAAAAACATTTACTTTATTAATGGAATCCTTGCCAGACATTAAAAATCCACGTTTTAATGCCGTTCTTCTGCGTAACGAGAAAGATGACCTTAGAGATATGATTAACACGTCGTATCTTATTTACTCCCAATTTGGAACTTATAACCGTTCTATATCGGATATGACTTGGAATTTTGGAGAAAACGCGGGAAAACTGTGGTTTTCTTATTTTGCTGATAATTTTGAGGATTTCAAGAAGCGCTTTCAAGGTAAACAGTTCTGTTATATCGGTATAGACGAAATAACCCATTGTTCTTATGACAAGTTTAAATACCTTATCACTTGCAACCGTAACGCTTATGGTATTAAAAACCGTTTTTGGGGTACTTGTAATCCGGATCCGGATAGCTGGGTGCGCGTTTTTATAGATTGGTGGATAGGAGAGGATGGGAATCCTATACCAGAACGCGATGGAAAGAAAAGATATTGTTTTATGGATGGAGATTCTCCCAATAATATATTTTGGGGAGACACGCCAGAAGAGGTATATGAACAATGTAAATCCATCATAGACCCTCTTTGGAATGATGCTTACAAAAAATTGGGATTTAATAAGAAAACAATGTTTGTCAAGTCAGTCGTCTTTATACGGGCACGTTTGGAGGATAATATCAAATTGATTGAGGCTGACTCAAATTATGCGGCTAATCTTGCCCAGCAGGATGAAGAATCCCGCGCTCGCGACCTCGAAGGAAATTGGAATTTTAAAGCGGCTGGAGACGATATTCTTAAAATCGAACACATGGAGCGTTTCTTCAACAACTCCGCCCAATATGGAGATAATAAGCGAAGGGTATCATGTGATATTGCGTATGAAGGCGGAGACAATCTTGTTCTATGGTTTTGGATTGGGAACCATATCGAGGACGTATATGTGAGCCGGGACAACTCTAAACGCACGGAAGAATGCGTTGCTTACAAGCTAAGAGAATGGGGAGTCCTGGAGAAAGACTTTGTTTTTGACTTGAACGGCCCCGGACAGGATTTTAAAGGGAAATTCCCCGATGCTGTAAAGTTTAATAATATGGCAGCTCCAATTCCGATGGCAAAGGCCGATGAAAAGTCAATCAAATATATTTATTCTTCCTTGAAATCACAATGCGCTGATATTCTCGTTAAGAAGATTAAGAATGATGAAATTTCGATTAATCCCGATTTGTTGTCGCGTAAGTTTTCAGGAAACGGATATTCAGATATGACACTTTATAATATCCTGATGAAAGAACGCAAGGCCATCCGGGATGCAGACACAGATAAAGGCTTCTCTTTAATTAAAAAGGAAGTGATGAAAAAGTACGTCGGTCATTCTCCCGACTTTATAGAGGCTATGATTTACAGACAGATTTTTGATATAAGAAAACAACACACTAAACCAAAAGGATTATGGAGAATATAAGTACACGACAGATTATGGTACGCCGCCCGTTTCGGAGAATATTGCCAAATGGATACAAACAAGCAGTAGGGGTTATATCTGGCAGCTTGTCCGTTAATGAGCCTTTAGACAATCCGACATATCAGATAATAACTCAAATGGATTTTTTGAGGGAATTTGAGCCGTCCGGACATGCTATAAATGACCCATTGGTATATCCGGACAGATTAAGACAAGACCCTGAAACAAAAGAGTGGTTTAGAGAGTCCGTTATCAGATGTGCTTTTGCGTTTCAGAGGATTATAACAATCAAACACCTGGTCCATCTTTGTGGAAACGACATTCAATTTGAGTTGGAAGGGGATACCGAAAATGAAAAAGTAAAGGATACATTTTTTAAGTTTCGAACCGGATGGGCTGTAAAGGACATGGAGATAGCATGGTATGAAGCGGCAAAATCCGTAAAGATAACGGGGGACACAGCATTTGTAGGTTATCTCCGAAAAGGAATTTTCTATTGGAAAGTCCTTTCTTTTGAGAAAGGAGATACGTTATATCCCCATTTCGATAATGTTACAGGAAAACTTACATTGTTTGCCCGTTCTTATTCCGATTTTGACAATGATGGAAATACAGTTACAGACTGGCTTGAAGTTTGGGATGAGAAATATCTTCGCCGTTTTAGAAAAGGGAGAGGTGCGTATAGCAAAATAAAGCAAGTGATAAAGAACTTGTTTGGATTAAGCGGATACGAACTTGTATCTTCTCAGGAGCATGGCTTTACATTTATTCCAGTGGCTTATCACAGAAATGAAGCCGGCGCTTGTTGGTCCCCTTCACAAGACAGCATAGAGCAATATGAACTTGCTTTTTCGCAATTGTCACAAAACAATACAGCTTACGCCTTCCCGATTATGTATTTCAAAGGAGAGGGAGATAGTATTAATATAGAGGGCGGGATTGATGGCACTATAAAGTGTATATCAATGGGACCGGATGATGAAGCCGGTTATCTTAACAAGCAAGATGTTTCCACCGCTTTTACCAAGCAGCTTGACACTTTATACAAATTAATCTATGAACAGTCTTTTGCGGTTATTCCACCGGAAGTAAGAAGCGGGGACCTTCCAGGTGTAGCCATAAAGCTGCTTTATTCTCCTGCTTTTGAGAATGCCATGAAAGATGCGCAGGAGTACAACCATCTCATTGATGATATGGTGAAGATATTTACTTATGGCTATGGGGTGGAAACCGAAAATCTTATCGACTTGCAAAATTTGAACGTATATGCTTGGATAAAGCCGTATATACATCTAAATGAATCTGAACTTGTACAAAATCTTGCAGTTGCTGTTCAAAACGGATTCTTGTCCCGACAGACCGCAAATGAGCAAATTCAGATGTACAGCAATCCTCGTGACTGGGATAGGATTATGAAAGAAAAGAAAGAAGAACAGCAGGCTGATATTCTTTATGAATTGAAATCCCGGCAGGTATCCGCCACAGATAATGAAGTTGAACATAATCCGGCAGGAGACGACAAGTTATGAAGCAACCTACAAAAAAACAGATACAGGATGCCAAGGATTTCATAAAATTACGTTTGCAGGCTGAAATATCTATGCAAAGTCATTTGGAGGAGCTTCTTGTACAAGCGGCAAAAGAGATTATAGATATATCATTCAAGTATGATATTCAGCCTGCAATGTTCCGGTTCTCTGCAAATGAGAGCTTAAAGCGGGACGTAAGCGGAGTACTCCGTAAGTTGCGTGAGTTAATTTACGATTACACGGAAACTCTTTCTGTATATGACAGAAAGGAGGAAAGAGATGCAATTGTAGATTTTATAAACAGGGAAGACCACGGGAAGACATTATCAGAGCGTATCAGCATTTATTGCAACCGATTTCAGTATGAAGTGGAAGCTGCCATTGCAGCCGGTCTGATAGCCGGAATCGGGAAAGATAAAATAAAGGGTAGTGTAAAGTCTTATCTTAATTCACCTTATACCAATCCTTATTTTAAACGGGCGGTCTATAATGGCGGGGCTGCTGCCACACGTATTAAAACAGATGGTGTGAGTTATGGGGTAGGGAAGACTAATTCCGCTTACAACTCGTTAAATGCCCTTACCCGCTTCGCCGTAGGTTCTGCATGGATGTTGTTTTGGGGGCTTGAACATAAGGATAAAGGATATACGGGCTTTTATTCGTACCGTGGGAGCAGTTACCCATGCTCTTATTGCGACAGCATGGTTGGCTATCATCCCATATCCGACTATCAGAACCAGTGGCATATAAGATGCTGCTGCTATTTTGTGTTTGTATAATTAAAAATCATAATAATATGTTGAGAGGGAAGGAAGAAAAAATAACATTCAGCAAAGGATTGGGTTCTGAATGCAGAAAAGCGGGAATCAGTATAAAAGAGAAGGCTTTTGCCGACCTTTTAGCGTTAGGATGGAAAGACAAGGACGCCTATCTTATTTCCGGTCTTTACAATCCGGTATATAACCTGGAGATAAACAAGAAGAACATGAATACCCTTTTGTCCGCCGATAAAGACTTCATGGACTATTTGACCTCTGCAAGCAGAAAGATTAAACGCAGGCAAAAAGAGAGCGAGAAAGAGGATGATATATTGGTAGATGGTATTAGTGAGGAAGATATTGCTTCCGAGCTATCAAAAGAAAATCAACTTCGTAAACTTATCGCTGCCCGTAAGAAATATGACGGGAAAGAGGGATGCAAGGAGTGGATAGACCTTACTAAAATGATAGCAGACATTACGCAAATCAAAAAGGACGAAATAAAGGAAGAGGACACCACTGTGCATTTCTATCTGCCACTTTCATGCAATAATTGCTCCTTGTATCTTGCCGCTAAAAAGAAAGCCGGGAAGTGATACCCGGCTTAAGAAGTGTATTTCTGCTATATCAATTCGTGTAAGTATTTACTGCCGCATTTTGCGATAAAATATGTTCTTCCCGAACTCATTTTCCATAGCTAAATTCTTATTCCTAAAGAAACTGCAAACATTGGGGATTTTTTTCCTGTCTCCGCATCGGCTGTTTCATATTCCTTAATGGAAGCATCTATATGAATTCCGCCATACTGATATGAGAAGGATAAAAGCATTGATTCTATTTTCCTTTCCAACTCCTCTTTGTCTTTTCTTATCTGATAGCAAAAGTCTCTTTCATTTATCTGCTTACCTTTATCTAACGGTAGTACTGAAGCTATATCGGAGGGATAGTAATATTTTCCGTTTTCTCCTAAATATCTAACATTGTATCCGTTCTTGTCACATAACGCATCTTCTATCGCTTTCAATTTTCCCCCATTTTTAAGAGTTATTAGTATTGGCTCATTCATGATTATCCTCCATTTCCTTCTTCATCTCATACATCTTCCTTTCCTCCTCAATAATTTGGGCGTCCTCTTCGTCGGATATGGGATTGGCATCCGCACGGTCAAGGGCGCTCCCGATTGCCTTTAATACATCCACTTGCAGCTCTACATCAATGCAGTTAGCCACATACTGGACGTTGCGCACTATAAGCATTGGCAGGTTATCTACTTTGTCTTCCAATCGAGTATTATCCAGCATCATAAACATCACGCTCCCTGCCCCATATTCAACGGAGAAATCTCCGCTTACGGTTGATACCTTAATGAAGGGCAAATCTCCCTTCTTGTACTTGACAAAAGTCATGTTCCCGATTTGTGTCTTTCCGAAATCCATAGTTTATAATATTTAATTAATTAAATCTTTTAATCTTCATTCAAGAAATCTTCGTCCGAATATTCCCAACCTTCAAACAGATTGGTCTTCGCCTCTTCCGCAATATTGGGCACGTGTCTCATAAAGTTGTTCACAATATCCTCGTTGCCACACCACAGCGTATAGACATTGCTGTATCCCTTATCTGCACGTTTTTCCCGTGCGTATCCGAGTGAAAGCATGTCAATGCCCAACTTCCTTTGCGAAACCGGGATGACCCCGTTCTTTTTACAAAACCGTTCATAGTTCTTGTATATATCCGAGGATGTCAGCTCTATGGAACCGCTCCCTTCAAATTCTTCCGGCTGGCACTCTTTGTATTTGAAATATTCCGAAATGCTCCCGTCCACGAGTTTCCCATCCTTTCCCGTAACACTCGACCGTATCCGTTCCAGTTTCAAATCAATCTTCCCGCCCAAGTTCTCAGGCATCCGCCAATTGTTCTTTTTAAGTTCGCACAGCCCTTTCACAATCCAAGCCATTATACCGGCATGTTCCGCTTTCATTCTTTCTGCAAGCATGGTGTCTCTCTTTTCCACCGGTATTGTCTTGTCAAAGTTCAGCACCAGGGCGCGGCGCTGCATACTCTCGTCGTCAGGGTCGTCGCGGTTCAGGAAATCTTTCGGCTGCCAGCGGTAGTTGGAGTTGCACAGCATTATAGGAGGTCTCTGCATCATCGTGATATTCCCGCCTATTCCCCGGCAGGCAATCGGCTCTCCGCTGGATATTGCCTTGATGATGCTCATGTCCTTGAAATCACCCCGGTTGCTTTCCGTGCAGTACATAAGCCTTTTCCTTGACATAGAGTAGGCGGCACGCAGCTGCTCATCCCCACCTCTTGCAAACTGGCTCATCTTGATGTTGAGTATTTCATCCTCCCCGAACATGTCTTTCAGAACCCTGTAAATAACGCTTTTCCCATTTGCCCCCGTACCCTGCAATATAAGGAAATACTCGAAGCTGATATTCTTCCTGTTGACAAGGCAAGCGCCGAGGAACATCTGCAATATCCTGCGCTTGTGCTTTTCCGGCAATACGCCATCCAGCTCTTCCGTAGGTATCCAGCTCTCTCCAAGAAAGCTTCTCCAGGTAGGACAGTTGAATATTTCCTTTCTGTCATATTTGAAAGGATACATCTTTACGCAGTCAAACTTAGGAGAGTGCGGGTAAGTCTTTAAAGTATTCATGTCAACCACGCAATTAGTGAAGCACATAATGCTAAGGTCGGGTTGCAGCTCATGGTCTCTGATGACATTGATTATCCGGTTCATGTAAGAATACATAATCTTATTAGTGCGGTCACGGGCGGCAACACCCATTTTCTCAAGCCACCTGTCTACGGCATCATAGAGCACATTGTAGTCCATGTACTCGTATATCTTTCCCGTAAATACATACAACGGAACACGGTAATCAGCAGTATCTTTCGTTACAACACCATACCCCTCCCGGAACAACTCCTCAAGACGCCTGCCGTATCTGTCTGTACGTTCGGGATTGCTTGTAACCAAAGATATATCCCTGAATGTAGAGGCGTATTCGTCGCAATGTTGCGACAGCAGACCGAGCACATAATCTTTTAATTCCCTTCTATTCATTGTAAGTCGCTCATTTTGTGTTTAAAAGAACATAACGCATGCTCCTATAGGCGCATTTTATGAAAATAACCTTTTTTCTTTTATCTGTAAAGGCTAAATACATATATCTATGTTCTTTATCTTCATTATGCAAATATACAACTATCTGATTATAAAACAAGTAAATTTTCTAATTAATATGCGTTAAAGCATAGAAAATTACCCAATAATCGTCTATATAGTGCAAAAATGTAAAAATGCAATGGTTGATTTGTTGTAAAATATCATTACAAATTAGTGGAAAATGAAGAAAATAAAAAATTTTTAGGAGAGGTGACTACGCCGATTTCCTTACAAAAATAAAGGGGCGGGGGTGGCTTTTTGTAAGGCTATTGCGCTGTATTTTGTTGTATGATAGTGGTTTGTGCTTTACATTATATTGGTAATTGCTTATTATCGGTAGCTTGAAGTCGTATTTTCTCAATATTTCCATTGCGGGTTTTAGGAGCATAAGAAAGTATTCTTCTTCTGTTTTTATTCTAATATCTCTAATAAAAAATTTGCTTCCTTTCTTGATTACTCCGCAGAAATCGAATTTGGACAAATCTGCATAAGACAGACCGGTGAAGCATTGGAAGACGAATAAGTCCCTAACCTTACTAATGCTTTCTGATGTTATTTCTAAGTTCTGTATTTGCTTTATTTGGTCTATGGTAAGGTATTTTATCCCTTCGCTTTTTCCACGGTCAAATTTGAGCCTATTATATGGGTTGTCTTTTAATAGCTCATATTTAATAGCTTCGTTTATATATCTTTTCAAGCGTTTATGATAGCCATGAACGGTGGTCTGTTTATTATATTTCTTATGTAGGAAATCGTCATAATACATTATGTTGGCCGTTGTTATGTCGGAAAAATAAACGATTCTACCAAATTCTTCCAGAGAGTTAATTAATGTGGCATGGGTGTTTAAAGTTCCCTTTCTTAAATCTGTTCTTTCGCTTACCCGGCGCTTTATGAAGTCAAGAAAACTTTCTTTTTGCTGTGAATACTTTAGGAAATGCTCCAGCTTTTCAAAGTTGAAAGGTTCCTTATTCTTTATAAGGGAGTTGATAAATTCGTTTATATTCTGTATCTGCGCATCGAGTCTTTCGTTCAGGTCTATGGACTGAACTGTATTCTTGACTTTGTTTTTTTCGCTCCATTGGTCGGAATATAGCCTAACGCCTGTACTAATCCATTTTCTTTTCCGTTCAAATAATATTTCTATCTGAACGGTTCCTTTTGTTGTCTTGCTTGCTGTGTGTTTCCGGTCAAACACAAATCTTGCTGTTGGGTACTTCATAATTTAAAAGATTTGGTATCACACAAGGGTATCACATTTGTTGCACATTTCATGAAATACAATGAAATATAGTGAACTAAAATGAAACAAATATAGAACCGCGTTTGTTCGTATAAGTCATTGATAATTACATAATATGCTGATAATAAGAAAAAAGGGGTTACATTTCTGTAATCCCTTGCTGTGATTCGCTTGGGGCTCGAACCCAAGACCCCAACATTAAAAGTGTTGTGCTCTACCTGC